AGGTGATAATCAAGTTGATTTTGATGATGAGATTACATTAAGCTATGCAGGATCTAATGTGGCTGCGAAAATCTACAATATTGATACTAAAAAAGGTGGACAGGTCTATCTATATACAGTACTGGTGAGGTTCTAATGGCAAATAAAGACTTATCTAAAAGTGATCCAGTAGGCGATGCTGAAGCAAGAATGAATCGTGACTTTAATAAGGTAATACGAGAAATCCATAGAAGATTATCGACAAAGAAACACAGTCCTGTCTGGACAGGATTTTTTGCTTCTAGCTGGAAAGCACAAACGATGGCTGTAAGAGCCGTAGAAGAAGCAGAAAATTTCCAACCCTGGAAAGCTATTAAATATGAACGTAGTTTGGATTTTTTTGCAAAAAGAAAAGCAGGACCTCCTTTTACTAAACAATTGCCACCAGCAAAACCAGAAATTCAAATAAGATATCCTATAAATAAAACATTTAATATTAAAAAGCCTGTATTTATTGGTAATAGAGCTAAATATGCTGCATATGCTTTAGAAGGAGGTAAAATTCAAACTTTTGTACAGGGAGTACTCCCTGGAATAATTCGTAAAAACATGACAGATAAGAAAGGTAAATTATTTTTGGCAACAGATCAATCAACTGGTTTTGGTCGCTCAAAAGACAATGTTCAATATACAGAAGTTAACTTTAAAGATCCTTCAACCTATTCAGAATGACTTTAGTAAAAGCAAGAGCAGCATTTGAAAAAGCAGTTACAGACGCAGTTGTAGCTGCTGATGCTACCGTTTCTGTTGTATATGACAACGTGAGTTTTGTAACTCCTGGAAAAACAAAAAAATATGTTGTTATGAATGTAAATTTCACCCAATCTACGTTACAAAATCAAGGTGCATCATCAGATTTTTATTCTGGTGTTATCCAATGCAATGTCTACGTCCCAAAAAGTAAAGGTACTTCCGTTTTATCTGCTATTAGTGAATCTGTTATAGATGGGTTAACTTCAGTAAATGCTTCTAATTATTCAGATACTTTTAGTGTTAAACCAAGAATACAGGATGTAAATGGTCCTACAATGCTTGAAATTGAAGATAGAAGCCACTTTCTTGGAATAATATCTTGTCAATTCTCTGCAAATGCGTAGTATAATAGAATAGCATTATATAATTTATGACTAGAGCAGTTGACCTTTTAAGGAACAAATTTGGTGTTTCTCAACTTTACAAACACGATGTAATAAAAGATGGAGAAGTTCAATTAAGTGTTTATTGGCATCCTTTAACCATTGCAGAAAGGGAAGCTATTTCCAAAAAAACTGGTACTGATGATACCAATGATTATGCTTTACAGATGATGATAGAGAAAGCATTAGATCAAGATGGTACAAGGTTATTTCAAGATGGAGATAAGGCTTCATTAAGAAGAGAAGTTTCAGCATCAATACTAGAAGAGATACAAATTGCAATGATTACAGTAGGTGCTGATAAGGAGGTCAAAGAGGCTAAAGCCGATTTAAAAAGCAAATAAAGATTGGCAATTTATATATGGTTTAGCCAAGCAGTTACATAAAACTGTTGCTGAATTATGTGAGACTTTAACTATTGAAGAGATGATAGGATGGGCTGCTTATTTAGAGATTGAGAGTGATGAATATAAAAAACAACAAGAACAAGCACAGAAACATAGTGCTTTAAAAGGTGGAAGAAGGTAGAATAAGAATAATTTTATTATTGAGATAGAAAAGTGACTGCTGGTTATGACATAAATCTGAATATAGCTCTTAAAAATTCTCAAAAGTTAATGAAACTCCGCAAGGAGTTGGTGGCTGTAGGAAAATCTCAAGTTTATTTCAACAAACAAGCAAAAGAAGGTAATGAGATAGCAGTTGCCACCTTTAATAAACTTAACAAGCAACTATCAAGAGCAAAAGGGTTATTAAACAAAGCTGCATATGGAACGGATAGTTTCAAAAGGGCAGCACAAGCATTAGTAAATGTAGAGAAGGAACATAATCATCAATTAAAAGAAAGGGACAGGCTATTAAAAAATTTAAGATTAAATACTAGAAGTCCCGAACAACAAGCAATTAGAGATCGAATAATAGGTAGAAGAGCAGCTAATTTTGCTGCAACAGGCACAGCTTCAAGTTTTCCGAAAAGTGAGGGATTTTTAGCTTTCAATAAAGTCGCAGAAAAGATTGAAAAAGGAGTAAAGGAAAACGTAAAGCAAACCACAAAAACAGCACGAATATTAACTCAGCAAGCTACAACAGCTAATTTTGGTGCTTTAACTGGTCAAGCACAAGGATTTTTACCTGGAAGTGGTTTTGGTATGGCAGGTGGTCAAATTGGTCCTCGTCAACCTTTAAGAAATAGATTAGGTTTTGGTAGAAATGCCTTGCCAGGTCCATTTGCAATGCAAGGTGGGGCAATGGGAAGGCTTAGAGGTGGTTTTGGTAGTGCAATGATTGGTGGAGGTTTTCCAGCATTGTTTGGTGCTGGTGGATTAAGTTCTGTAATGGGTGGTCTAGCTGGTGGTATCGGTGGAGCACTTGCCCCTGGAGGTGGTTTTGCTGCTTCTATTGCTGCTACCGCCATTGCTGCTCAAGTTCAAGAAGTAAGAAAGTTTCGTAAAGCAGTTCGTGAGTTAAATCGAGATCTTGAAGCTTCTGGTGCAGCAACTAAAGTAAGTAGGAAAGAGATTAAAGAATTAGCGAAAAGTTTAAATGTAACAAAAGAAGAGGCAATCAGCACATTATTACAATTCAGGAAATTTTCAGATTCAGGATTTGTGAATTTAGCACAAATCTTTGGAAATAGAGAAATGATGGATGCAAATATCGGTTTGAATGATTTTGCGAGTACTTTGCAGAGGATAGAAACTTTAAGTGAAAAATTAACATTAGATATAGAATTTGAAGCGTATAAGATTTTATATGAAGAAGGTACTAAAGCTGCAAATCAATTTATAAGGAGTCAGTTTCTTATAAGACAACAATACGATAGTTTTGCAAGTACCTTTGCAAATGATCGTAAGAATTTTCAGAATTTAGGAGTGTCAGGATTTCGTGCGGATATGGGATTTTCTAATAATGCAGGTATTTTTGGAAGAGGATTTGTTCAAGAGAGTTATACTAAGGAATTTGACAAAATTCTTGATTATTATATACAAAATAATAAAGAAATTCAGAAAATATTAACAGACCCTACGAGTTACAAAAATAATGATCTTGACAATATTTTAAGTAGAGACTCAATAAATAAAATTGATAATATTTTAAAACCTTTTCTACAAGATTCTGAAAAAGTCAAGAAGTTTTTACAGGAATTGCCAGAGGAGTTTGGGTATAGTACAGAATCCGCAGAAAAATTAATTGAAAAAATGAATAAGCTTATGGAACAAAAACAATTTCTTGAAGAATTTAAAGCTCCGCAGGAAGAACTTAAGAATTTATTAAATCCTTTAAGGCAGATTTTAGATTTAAGCACGGAGATTAAATTAGGATTTGAAGATGCTTTTAAAGGAATTATTAAAGGAACAATGAGTGTCGGAGATGCCTTTAGAAGTATGCTAAATAGAATTGCAGATTACTTCTTAGATTACGCTGCTCAAACTGCTGCTCTTGGATTACAAAATCTTTTCCTTAGTCCATTTAAATCCAAATTTCAAATAGGTGAATTAGGGCTTGAAAAAGGAGATCGGATGTTAGGTTCTAGGTATGGAGGTAAAAGAGCAGCAGGAGGTTCAGTTAGTGGTGGAAAATCTTATATTGTTGGAGAAGAAGGGCCAGAAGTCTTTACACCAGGTATTTCTGGAGGCATTACGCCAAACTACGCTCTCGGTGGTTCAACAAGTGTTGTAGTAAACGTAGATGCTTCTGGTACATCTGTTCAAGGAAGCGAACCAAATGGCGAAGAATTAGGTAGATTAATAGGAGCAGTAGTTCAATCGGAACTTATTAAAGAAAAAAGACCAGGAGGTTTACTTTCATAATGGCTACTTTCCCTTCTATCAAACCAAGTCATCAGGCTCGTAAAACTACGAAACCAAAAGTTAATGTTGCTCAATTTAATGATGGCTACCAGCATCGAATTAAATTTGGATTAAATACAAGACCTTTTGTTTGGTCTTTAAGTTTTGTCAATATTTCAGAAACAGACTCAGATACTATAGAGA